TTCAAGTTCAGTGAACGTCATTGATATATTATATTGTGTCATTACACCATCACTAAAAGTTGAATAGTTTCCTGTGGGAGTATATTGAACACCAAAAGATTGTAATGCACACTCTTTAAATTTGTTTATAAATGGATGTTCTCTACTTCTTCTTCCTTCTCTAAGTAAATATTGAAGTTGAAAAGTATGTGGTGATTTTAAAAATAAATTTGATTTACTTCTAATTGGTGACATCCCTTGTTTAAAGAATCTAATAATTTTCATTACCACTTCTGCCTCTTTTGGATCTCTTGGAGACAAAGAGAAGTTAAAATTAAATGGACGTAAAGTGGGTGCTTGGAATAGTAAATCTAAGTTTGGATTTAAAATTGCACCAGTGGTTCTTGTTAATAAACCTTGTTGACCTGATGCCATTCCAGCAAGAGTATTTGCAAGGGCTGTTGATGCTTCACCGGAATTACCTGCTACCTTTTGAGCAGAATTTAGAAGACTGTCAACACCTTCTCCGGGGCCTTTTGTTATCGCATCTAACGCTGCTTGTGCTATTGCTGCTTGCACTGCACTCATACTATTACCACCCCATGACACTGCTTGAGCATCTCCGATACCAGCAGGTATGGGTAGAATCACACTTCCAATACTTCTTCCTTTTGTTTCTCTATCTTCAAAACCAAATTGTTCTTGATCAAATTTCTTTGGAACATATTTCATCATGTTGAATTTTAGCACGTCTTGTCCCGGATCTATGCTTGTTGGAAATACATGATTACCAAACTTATTTCTTGTTCCTGCTCTATCTTCTCCAAGACTTCCTATTGTATCCGATTGCAATTCACTTAATCCACTAGCAAAGTCTTCCGCAGTTCCACTTTTACCATCTAATAAAATTTTTGCTTCAGCGTCAGTGAGATCTGATTCTTGTTGAACTATATCTGACGCATGATTTACTATACTTCCGTCTGCAATACCCGCTTCAACAAACGCTCTATCATTTTCGTTTGCACCACCCCACCAGTTATCATTAAAATCTACTGACCCATCTGGACTTATTGTTCCTACTCTTTTATCTGCACCAAATTCCTCATTATAAACTTCTATCTCACCAGTCTTTTCATTGACTAAAGTGAAATATGCTTCATTAGTTTTTGGATCACTGAATCTATTCTCTACATCGTCAGATCCATAGTATCCGTCTTTGGTAGTCATTTAAATGGACTTTTTATCTATTTATGAGAAATTTACCATACTGTAATG